GTGGTTTATTGGACACTAGGTCCTCCACAGAAAGCCAGGAGCACCATCATAACAATTAATAAACCTGTAAAATAATAGTTCATCCTGGCTATTTCCATAATAATTACTTAACTATGTAAGCTACAATTAAAACAGCAACTACAAGACATTCAATCTTGTGGTCTGACCAGTAATGCATAGCCTTACTTTTCATTTTATTAATCATTTTTTTTCTCCTCGATTTCATAGAAGAACTTGTCGGTATCTTCTGTACGCCAAGCCCTACTATCTTCTACATTCCATTCAGAAGTCTGCACTTTCCAATCAGGAATATCATCTTTCACTGTGAAAGAAGGTATATCCCATATACATCTATTGTTAGGTTGTGCTGCAAAATTACCGTCATCGAGGGCAATTATGTGAGCGCACTTGTGTTCGTGCGGAATCTCTGAATGATCAGTGTCAAGTATATTAGACTCTGGATGTGCAAAGTCAACTGTAAATAAATATTTTCCTGGGTGCCATTTTTTATCTTTTCCTATATACTTACCCGCTTGTCCGTCTAGTATATCCCAACGATGAACAGCAGGATAATAAGAAAAACAATTCCAGAGCTGTAGTTCATCAAGTCGTCTTGAGGGCACTCTGGATGCATCAAATCCCTGTTGAATAAACGCGCTAATTGGTAAGCGATAAAATATTGCACCGTTTTCCATAATAGCATGAAATAATATAGCCCTGCCTGTAAGAGCGCTAAGACCAAAGATAATGCAGTCACTAACTTCTCCTTTATGTTTTTTAAGATCATATAAATACTCCTTTCTTATTTGTGCGTAAGTCGGTGGTATGTTTGCGTTCAAGTAAGCCATAGTTTATCATTTTATATTACCCCAATTTGGACCAGATTCATAGTCTACTTTATTGGGTACTTGCAGTTCAACTGCGTGCTCCATAATTTCTTTTATTTTATTTGCATGTTCTGGAGACTCTATAGATATATCAAGTTCATCATGCACTTGTATATGTGGTATGATACCCTCTTTATATAATTCGATCATTGCTTTTTTAGTCATGTCAGCTGCTGATCCTTGAATTAATTTATTTAAAGCTTTGTAAGTGTAAGCTCTTCTAATCCCTGGTCCGTGTTCCAAGAGCGCTGCATCATGTGTCATTGCTTTATGCATTCCAAACATATTCGGCTCCCATAAATGAAACCTACATAATCTTCCAAGTAAAGTTCTTATTTGACCACGTTGCTGTGCTCTTTGCATGACGTTATCCATTAGCTGTTTAACAAAGGGAACTCGATCATGGTACTGTTTAAACAAACCATCAGAAGTTTCTTTGTCTACTCCTAGTTCAGCCTGTAATTTATTTTTACCCATACCATAGAACAGTCCTAGGTTAATAGTTTTAGCCTGAGATCTTGGTATATTAGCCATATCGGCAACGATTGTATGAAAGTCTGTATCAGGATCATTATTATAGGAATCTAATACATCATCAACGCCGTATAGGTTCTGTAATCCTGCATAATGTACTACCAACCTAGGCTCTTGCTGAGAATAGTCAAATACACCCCATGTATGGCCCTTCTCGGGTATAAATAATGACCTAATCATAGGTCCAAGTTCCTTATTTCTAGCAGGAATTTGCTGTAAATTAGGGTTCGAATAGCTAAATCTACCCGTCACAGTTCCGCCGTTATCCCCACGAAGTTGGTTAATCTCAGCGTGTATTCTACCTTTATGAGAATGTTTTAGTATGGTATCAATAAAAGTTGTGTGAGCCTTGTTTATTTCTCTGGCTCTTGCAATCTTTTGAACCACTGGATGAGGATGGTTTTGTAAAAAATTTTTAGTAAAAGAAGGAGCAGATGTTTTCTCAGTTACATCATAAGGTAATTTTAGTTTCTCAAAAACTTTGGCAATCGATCTTGCTGCCCATATCTGAGGTTCTATTCCTGTTTCTTTTTTCACTGCTAGTAATGCTGACTGTTCTTCTTCAACTAATTTTTTCTTTAATAAGTGGGCTCCTTCTGTATCTACACGAACCCCTAAAAAACGCATATCAACGAGGCAAGGAAATAGTTCTGTTTCCATATCGAAAATAGATTGTATATCTTGATTAGTTATTTCTGTTTTTAAATATTGCCATAGTTGTAATGTAATGGCTGCATCTTTTTCTGCGTATTGTCCTACATACATTGCAGGTAATTTATACATCTCACCTTTAGGATCAATGCCCCATTCTTTTGCTGCTGCATATAAAGCTGTTTCATCTTTTCCTGTACCCACATATCTTTTAGCACAAGTATTTAAATCAAAACGAAATTGATTTTCATCACACAAGGCAGATGCAATCATAGTATCTATAATAGCACCATTAATATTTAAACCCATAGATCTAATCCAACAAACATCGTACATTGCATTGTGAAATATTTTACAAGCCTTAGTATTTAAAACATCTTGAAACCATTTAAGAACCATAGCTTTGTCCATGTTTCCACCACCGCCATGAGCAATGGGATAATATCCACACCAGCCTTCAACAGCTACAGCGATACCTACTACTTCTCCTTTACCAATGATTGCTCCTGATCCCATCTTTGTTAGTTCAGGATCTTTGGTTTCTAAGTCAATTGCAATCTCATCGTGTTTAGATAGATCTGGAAATTCTTCAGGTGGTAACCATTCTGTTTGTGGTTTAAATATCATTTTCTGCATTTTTATTTATCCTTTTTACGTTGTTTATTTTTTCTATGTCTTCAAATGGAACCATGGTAATTTTATCTTGTCTACCATCTCTTTGGTATATTTGATAAACACCCTTTCCTTTTTGAAAATTGTTTTCCTTTAGTTTTAAATTAACTAAATTTAATAAGTCTTCTCTCCAAACAAGAAGCCAGTAATCAAGTCTCTCAAAGACTATGTAATCTGCTTTACCTTTTACCCAACCAGGTTTACCTCTAACATTAGTTCCTTCAACCCAAGCAATATCATCTTGTTTTTTATTATCCCAACGATTTACTTTTTTCATACCTTTAACATCAAACTTTAAAAGCTTACCATCTAATGTACCTTCCACATCCCAATGTTCGTGCATGTCTTGATAATCATTTGCCCATTTAGGGTTCGTTAAATTTTTTGCAAAGTTTTCTTCTATTATTTTTGCTCTTGCTTTGAACTCTTGCCAACTCATTATTGATCCTTTTTGTTATAGTATCCAATCATTCTACGACTTTCATATTTTTCTAATCTTTCCTTCATTTTTTTATTCTCATCATATATTTTATTATATCTCTCCGTTAATCTTTTAATCTGTGGCTCATAAATTTTTCTGTAATGTAAGGACCAATTCTTTGCTACACTCATTTTGTATCCTTCATCTTTAATATTTCTAAATCACAGTAATGTTTAATCTTTTCTAGATCCTGTATACCTGCTTTATTTTTATATCTGCAAACGTATTTAATTACGTTGCCCTGGAAAAATGAAAGATCATTCTTTGATATAAATTCATAAGGTTGAATTTTAAATTTTTTATAATGAGATCCTCCTATTTGTTTATCTTGTGGAAAGGCCTCATCAAACACGCCTTTATTCGTCATATAATTTCCTCCATTGGGTAACATTTGCTATCATCTTTTGGTCTTATAATGTGTAAGTGTTCCTTTGTTCTTGTTGCACCTACATAAAATAATCTTGTTTCATCATCTTGGTTTTTGTCGTATGATTTTTTTGTGTTGTATGTAAGATCAGTTAGTAAGACTACGTTGTCTTCTTCACCACCTTTTGCACTGTGAATGGTTGATAGTTTGATCCGTGGTTCTTGGTTCAACATCTCCCCATTACGTTTCATACGTCTTATATAATTAATTCTTTTCTGTCCCGCTTGATCGAAAGCTTCATACCAGACCTCATTAGTTTGAAGTCCATAGTCTTTTTGTAATTGTTCTAAACTGTAGACCGTATTCTTAACCATCGATTTTAATTTATCCTTGTTCCATTTTTCCTTACTGATGTACTTTGAAATATTTTCTATTTGTTTTGAATCAAGCATCTGTCCTTTGATTAAATACTCCCAGTTAGTTGCAGCTTCTTGAATATCTTTTTCATAAAGTTTCTTAAATCTATTTTCATAATAAAAACCTTTGTCTCTTAATATTTCTTCTAGTGCATCCAACATTGATCGTGTTCTAGTTAATACCAACCATTTACCTGTGGACATATCTACATCTTCAAAGTTGTCGTAAGAACTAAGTTTTCCTTCATGTTGTTTAGGGTTCCAGTTCTTCTCTATTCTTTTATTAACTCTACCAATAATTGAGTTAGCTAGTTCATGTATCTTTCTTGGAACTCTTCTAGATTCTTTTAGTTCTATTACTTTTCCTTTTTGTGCAATGAACGAATCAACATCTGCACCAGCCCATCTAAATACAGCTTGGTCATCATCTCCTGCAATGAATGAATCAACTGTTTTATCAGTAATATGTTTAACCATATCCCATTGCATTAAAGATAGATCTTGTGCTTCATCTATAAATACAACGTCAAAGTTTGGTGACTTTTCTTCTTTGATAAAATTTAAAATCATATCGTTGTAGTCGATAAGATTATAATCTTTTTTATATTGTATAAGTTGTTTACTTAAATGAATTAGTGTTGAGTATTCAACATCTTGATTATGTTCTTTTAAATTATACTGTTCATCAATTGTAATGTTTCTAAGTTTAGCTAGATTAATTATTCTAAGATAATCACTTTTAGTTGAGAACAATCCAGTCTCTTCTTCATCATAATCATTATAGTCTAGAAACAAATGTTCTTTTCTTCCCAGATCTTCGTAATGTCTTTTCTGCATTACTTGATTCTTTTTCAATCCTAATGATTTAAAAGCTAGTGAATGTAGTGTTCTAAAATACGGTAGATCATCTTCTTCTAAATTAAACTTTTTCATTGCTCTTTCTTTAGCTTCATTTGCAGCTTTCTTTGTAAAAGCAAAGTAACCGATTCGATCTGGGTTAGTTGTCTTTAAATATTCATCCACTTTTTCTAGTAATGTATGTGTCTTCCCTGTACCTGGTGGGCCGAATACAATCGTCTTCATTAGTAAGGATCCTTTTCTTTTAAAGTTTTAGGTGTATGAGTTTTTTCTGGTTTCTCAAATGCATCCACTACCATGATCGTTGGTCTTTTCTTACCAATTACAATTCGATCATCACTACAATTACAATATTCTTTCATCATTTGTTGTGTGACCTGTGGTTTCTCTGGCCATTTTTTTCTAAGTAAATGTCCATGATAAAATTTATGAAATATAAATTTATGTTTACCTTCTTCTGTGTAGACGTTTCCATTTAAAATATCTTTCTTAGTAGTTTCTGCAGCAGTTCTATTGGTACAGAATTCTTCTAGATGTTCTTTTAATTGATCCACTATTGAAGATCCTTCTGGTGCTTTGATTATCTCAATACCTTGAAGCAACATATCAGTATACTTTTCAAACTCTTTGACCGTGATCCGTGGTGGTTTCTTATTGATCTGTTTAACAACGGTTCTTCTAAATAATCTTTGTTCCATTAAACAATCAATATTATCTAGCTTCACTCTGTCTCCATCTACATTGACCCAATAATATGGTTCATCTAATTCAACTTTTTGTAGATCAGATAGTATTGGAAATACTGCATCGCCTCCGATACCATACTTCCTGGTTCTACATAATTTCTTATCACAATGATTACACATTGGATCTTCATTACATTTAAAACCTAAATCTTTACCGTCGTTAAATTTTATTTTACCTTGAACGATTCTATCTTCTAAAGGTCCTTCTGGATGTTTCTCAAAGTATTTGTAATTAAATGCATTGATCTTTGTTTGCCAACTGTCTGGCCATTTTCTTTTTGCATATTGTATGTATTGATAAATAATTCTATCTCTACCATCTTTGATATCAGACTGTGTTAATGATTCTAAACAAGGAGGACCGTCACTAAACTCAGAGTCAGGTCTTTTAATTATTAATGTCTCTAATTGTTCTGGTGTAAGTTTATATAAATCATGCAATAAATAAAAACGTTCCAGAGTAACAGCTTCACCTTGATCATTGAAACAATATCTTGTTGTTTTATCCCCATTAAAGTATGGTAAATTTAAAAAGTTTCCTGTATCATCTTTTGATTTTAATTCTATTTGTTTTGGAAATACTTCTGATCCACCATAACCTAACACTGCACTAACCGATACTAATTTATCTCTCATTAATTTTGCTTCAACAGGAACTGTTGTAAAACAAAATACGTGTGCACCTCCACTCTTAGATCTAAATACTAAAAGAGGTAAGTCTAAACTTTTTATTTTATCTATTAATTTTTTATGATCAAAACCTGCATAAGAATCGATATCAACACAACCCCATTTACAAGTATTATCTTCATTAATCGGTATGATACCTAAACTAGGTTCAGCACCGTTTAAATGGTCTTGCCACATATTGTCTGTGACCATCCCTCTTTGAACGAAAGATTTACCTTTGATCTTTTGACCGTCGGCACCTTTCTTGTCGACGTATGTTACTCCATACGCTCGTTCTAATCCTGAGAATATCTCTTTAAACTTTTCCATAATAATATTTTAATGGGCGGCTCCACTCTCGCTTCACCGCCCACTACCTAGGATTTTGTTTAGTACGGTGATTTCTCTGTTGTTTCAGTATCACTATCGTGTTTAATCTCAACCTCGCCTTTACCAATTTTCTCAGCAAAGTCTTTAGCTATGTTATAAACACCAGAGTCTGTAACAGGACCAGTTTTACTTATGTCCCAACCAAACCAAGTTCCTTTATCATTTGTCATTTGAACTGACTTTAAATGATAAATATGGCTGAATGTTGGTGGAGTAAATAAACCATTTTTACCCTGCATTTTTATCGACATCATCATAGAGTTCCAAGTTCTACTTACTTTTAACTGAGTTCTCGTCATCGATACCAATGCGGTAGTTGGAGTTTCTCCTGCAGCTACAACAAAATGACTTGCTGTATTTTCTAGATAATTACCATTTGGTAATACATCTCTATTGAACTGATCTCTTTTAGTTGTTCTTACAATAGGATCATCTATTGAATAGATTCTAACAAGACCACCTCCAAGTTCTCTAGGTTTCCACTCTAGATATTCTCTTTTATAGAAACAAGGAATTACATCTATACCTTTGCTACCATCGAATAGTTCTTTAGTAACAGAGTTTAAGATCATTCCAGGTTCTGCACCTTGTACATATTTTCCATTCTGTTTATTAATTTCAGGAGATAGTTGTCCTAAAACTTTTAAGAATGGTAAGGCAAGATCATCTTGCTCCATGTTATGTGTGCCTGCATTTGCATCAGCCTCAAACATATTTGTAGCTAATGCACCTTCTGTCTTCTTCGTAAGGTTTGTTTCTTTTGTCATGATTATTTTTTCCTTTTGATTGTAGTTTTATTTCCAACAAATATGCTGAAAATTTCCGTAGGCATTTCTTGCCCTGCCTCAATACGCTGACGGACCAACGCTTTTAGAGTCATGGGTTCAACCTTTAATTTCTGCGCAGGTTGAAGACCCTGACCCTTTGCAAGTTCAGCATATTCTGCTGCCTTGTTGTCTTCTCCACGGCCAAAAGATACTACCACTTCATTTTTGATAATATCTCCCAGACCATTTTGTCGAAGCCAGTTGAAAGCCGATTCTCTATTAGCTACTGTAATGGTAGCATTGTAGAATGGCTTAACGTCTATCTGTGAACCATCCATTAGTTTGAGTTGAGATAAACCCATCTCAGACATCATGGTAGGAATTACCTCTCCCGATATAACGTCTAAATCTTTTTTCTTTTTCTTTAAGTTCTCTTCCATGTCCTCTATTTCTTTTGATAGAGATTCCATTTTTTGAACTTCATTAGATAGTGATTTTATATTTTCACTCTTATCTAATATATCTGTTTTGTCTTGTTCAAAGTTTATACTATTCATCTATTTCTCCTTTCTCGTATAGATTAATTTCAATAGGATAATATTTTCTTTCTTGCTTATCCCATTTAAGCACGTTGTATTTTCCGTGCGTAATATCAGA